CTTATCGCCAAGACCTTGATAAATAAGATTGGAATCAACAGTTCCCCAATTGGCATTATTGAGCCGTATCTCATAAAAACTTATATCTCTATCGGCTATTGGCGTCCATGTAAGAACCACCGTATTCCCAAATGTAGCTCCTGAAAACGACACATTAGATGGCAATGAAACCTTGCCCTGTATAGTAATATCTGCCTTGCTTGCATCTACTATAGACTGAGCTATACCATATAAGCTAACCGATACAATAGCTACCTTGTAGGTCAATTTACTTAAATTCTCTATAATAAAACTACTTCTAGCTTCACCCTTATACTCCCAAAAGGCTCCTGCACTGTCAGATAGGTATATTTTAGCCCTATCATATTCTGAGGCGTTCTGTGTTGAATTCATAAATGGGACTGCATCGCCTGTAGATGAAATAGTATTTAATAGCACTTGGTCAGCAGGTATAGGTATGTTGACCTGACGTTTTTCTTGACCAAGTGTAGTCCCAACATAAACCCCCGCATGAGTTACATTCATCGGGAATTGCGGTACAGTAATTGTCATTTCGCTTGTGGAGCCAGTCGTAACTATGGAAACATAATCAGAGGCTAATGTTTCACCACCTTCACCTATCCATGTATATTTACAATAATATGTTCCCGCGGGTATAGACCCACCAGTTTCAGTTACAGTTACTATAGGTAAAATAGAAGGGTTATCAACAATTGTTGGCGGGTTCCAAGATATAAGAATCGTATTAATCTTGGTACCGTCACCAGGGTCTATAGTTAATTCTTTAAGTGTTAAATCAGTGACAGAATCGGGTATTTGCAAGGGGTTTTTAAGGCTCGAATACTTTATTACCTCTACAGCATCACCAGTATCTGAATATATTGAAGCGTTGTCCTCTATGGCAGTTATTTGCCTTTCCTGAATACCATCCCTATTTATTGACAGAATCCTATATGGCTTTGTAACGCTGCCTGACTCCCCGAAGGTATATATACCATCAACGGGAGGAACAGAAGTGAAATTTGAGGTCATTACGAGCGAATACGGGGGTATGCTATTGGTATTATGAACTGTTCTTTCTTCTATCGTATCATCGGTTAACATTACCCTGACTTTATAGGTCTTTCCAGTATCTATACTTATTGGTGTATCTATGGTAATTGAATTTATAGTTGATGCCTTAATCCTACCTGACGCAAGTCCGTATGCAAGGACATCGTGAGAGAAATCTATTACATCTCCTGCCTCGCAAGCTATAGCATCAAGTCCAGCCTTAAATTGTATACTCTCTTTAATGTATTTAGATTGATTTAAGAAGAACCTACCCATCCTAACAGCCTGAGAACGTCTCGTGATACCTATTAAATTGAATGTCTGAGCACGCTCCATTCCGCCAAGTGGCACATCGTAAATCATCACTTCACTTAATCGAGCATTTGCATCATTTCTATCAGGGTAGGTTATCTTGGCCACATTAAATCTATCTGTAGCAGAAGTGTAGTTTATTGAAAGGGAATTCTCTATAATATTCCCCATAGTAAATAACTGAACAGAATTTTCTGCTTTATTAATCTTTATCTTAAACTGATTCTCTGCCCATACAGCAAATCCCCTGAACGTAGACAGGATTCTTTCTATAACATTACGTGCATCATCCTGTGAATCTATAACTATGTCTAATTGGAATCTCTTTTCGGTTCCACCTTGACCATTATCTACCTTGGTATCACAATATTTAGCCAATAGCCTTAAGTCTGTATCGTTTAAGGTAGATTGAAAATAAGATTTTAAGCCGTAATGGTCATTATTTATCAGGTCTCTTAGGCACCAGATTGGGTTATCTGTCCATTGAGATACAAACAATGAAGCATCCGTACATACAGTTCCGGCAGCATTGCCATTCCATTCAGCATCTAACACGTAATTAGACCCATTCCAATAAGTTAAATAATATGGTACGGTCACACTACTTATTGTCAATTTAGGGACTTCAACTAATTTGCCTTCAATTTCAAATAAAGCATTTGGGATTGTACCCGACGATTGCTCATTAGCTTGAATCCTTAAATAGGCCATAGCTGTATTTGGATAATTATGTGATTCAGATACATATTCCTGTAGTCCAACCCACCATACATCACCAAATGTTGCCACGCTATCTGGATTTGCTGAAGTCTTCACAACCTTGACTTCGTATTGACCTTCAGCTACATCTAATCTTATAGATTGCTTGAATGGATTGTTGTTTTTAATCTTTATTGTCTTGGTCTTAGGAATCCATGTGCTGTCACCAACTTTCCTATAACTAACTGTCAAATCTACCTGCCATGTAGAAAATTTGCCATCGGTTATTTGATATAATCCACCGGGAAATGACAATACTAATATCAGTGCATTAATGTCTTGATTTTGCGTTGTAACTACTAATGGAGATGAATCATTAGATATGGCATTATAGGCTACGGCATTTTGCGTAACAACATTATCAAATATAGGATTAGCTACTTGATAATTTGAGCCTAGGGTATAATCAAATACATAATAATCGTGCCCGTAATTATTAAGAGGATTATTATTTAATCTAATCTTTCCTTGGTCTATTGATTTTATTTCACCCTCAGATAATGCAAATGTCAAATATTGGACATCTTTATGCCCAACAACATTTTCTGTATCTTGTGAATTCTCATGGGCTGAATAGATGATATCATAATGCTGTGCTACCTTAATTACATCTATTGAACCTTGCGTAAAACCACCTTGCGGAATAATCGCCTCTATCTTTATATCGTATTGCTTATTATATAAATTCCTTTCAGGATTAATTATTGTCACTTCACTTTTTCGTGAATAAGTGAATTTATCCCCGGCTACAATCCAGCTTGGGCCTCCAGTTACCTTGTAAGATATTTTATAATAAACAGAGTATTGAGTTCCCCATTCATCGGGTAGGACGAAGTAATATGACTTTAATTTGATTTTAATGCCACGTGATACGTTGTCAGTTCTTATAATATTTTCGTAATTGTTCCACGGTTCATCTATTTTAGATGGAGTTATTACCTCCCACTTTGTGGCGTAGATATTAACCGTGTCAGTCCAAGCATTGATTATATTGCCACCAACCGTTACCCGGCCATAACACAATGGGACTGGTAGAGATACATCAGAAACAGTCTGCGGACCATCCCATGAATAGGTAGGTGAACCAGCCAATGCACTATCGCCGATAGCTCCAAAAGCCTTCTGGAATGCCTTCTTTGCCATGCGTTGTTGATGTTGTTGTTCTGCGAAGCCAGTAATGGCTGCCGCAGCCAACAAAGGTAGCGCCCATACTTGTCCACTAAACATAGCCGCAACAGTAAGTATTGTAGAAGCCCAACCCCATCCACTTTTAGCCATGCTTTAAAACCCCTCTGAATCTTCTTTCTAAATACTTGTTAGTATATTTTGAAATAATTACGCCGGTTGTGTCCAAATAATGAAATATTTCATTGTTCCCAATATATAATCCTACATGATCTATACCCTGACCGTGAAAGTCATATAGAAGTATATCGTTTAATTCAGGTTCTTTATTTGTAATCGTCCACTCAGTAAGGAACTTGCAATTATTCATGTCGGGAAATGGGATATATTTGACATTGCATACAAATCTTAACAGACTTACGCAATCAAAATCTTTTCTACCTATCAAGCTATAGATAATATCTGCCCCCGATACCAACACCTGGGAATGCCCCCCAACGTACTCTATTATTGTGATTCTCGCATCCATTAGAACTAGATAATGTTAAATCACAAGTAGTCAGGCTACCTCCACCCGTTACCGTCTTAGCCCAAAGCCTTTTAAGTGCAGTCTTCCCTTCATATTTACACAATGCTATCCACGGTTCATGAACGCCCCATTCTGTGCTATGTCTTAACTCTAATTGTGACTTAGATAGCAATGTTGTACTGCCCTGCACATAGACTATGTAAATAGGGTCTCCGATAAACTGAGCGTTGCCAGACGTTATGTTTACATTTTGCAAAAGAATGGGGTCGTATATTGTCACTCCCCCCCAAGCTACATAATCAGCAGAAGGACTATTTGCCGTAAACACTACATCAGCATATCCCGTGGCAAACCCACACTGAATTGATTTAAACCTGAATTGACATACGCCTTTAGAATATGTCCTCTTGGGGATTATTACATCAGCCCTACTCAGGATATTTACTAATGTGAATACGGCAGCTTCTTGTGTTACAGAGATATTAGATATGTAAAAAGTATCCCCTACGTAAGCATTTGAATCGCCTAAATTGTTAGCGAATACCTCCAACATGTCCACACGAACGTCAATTAATTCTTCACCTTGAATAATAGCGATTATGTCTCTATTGGCAGAGCCTATCGTAATTGATACGGAAGCTATTTCACCCTTAGAGTTCTCCGAGATTGGTGAACTGGATATCGGGACTGCTACATATGTTTGGCCACCGAAAACCACGTTCTCGCTATACTCGGCATAATATAAAGATGTGGCAGTATATATTTTGAATAGCCTAATAACTTGGGCCGATTCAAGTTTGTTCTTCTCTGTCCTGTAATTAGTAACTAAGTTTCGTGACATAATTTATTTTGTCCACTGAGTGGACATTTTACCTTTCGTCAAAATCAAGTCCCGACTTAAATAATATCGGCAATATATTGTCTTGATTTAATGAATCATTAGCAAAATATACCTCGAACGCTATATTTACAAATGTCCCTACTGGATAAGACGTATTGGTCCCAGCAACCCTTGTAACTGTCAGGACATTAGAAGTTATGCTGTCTATCCTAAACACGTCACCATTAGTTCCGTCCATATCATCACTCGAAATATGGATTAAATTTCCCCTCTGCCCAACCACCGATGACAGCCTCGATGCTATGGTTGCCGAAGACACCAATGTTATATCCCCACTTGAAAATGGGGCTGTGTGGGCTACAGATAGCTTAAACTCACGCTTCCAAGAAGGCAGATAGAATGACTGTGCCCTACCTTGTCTTGCATTAAAGAAATCCATTATGTCGTCAGCAGCATTCGTCGCTACTTCCCTTGAAAAGGTAAGTTTCCATTTGCCGTATCTGCGTGACCACTTTGGCCTTCTCTGGCTTGCATGGTTTTCATATTTGCTAACTATAGTGTTCCACTCTTCTGTATTGTTCCATTCTTCGTGAAACTGTGGTGGCCATTTGAATAACTCTGCCATTTCTACCTCACCAATGTAATTGTCTGATAGGTCTGCCCACGTTTGGCAACATCATACGAAATTATGTTCACAACATCGTCAGGGCTAAGAGATGGAATGCTTGATGGGTCTACAACATTTATTATCCTTATCTCTCTTCCCGGAACTTCACCTGTCCTATTCATATGGTCTAACCTGCCTACCCCAATACTGTTTACGGCACGCGGGTTAAGTATATACTCTGAACGTAAAGCTTTAATCAATACTTCGTTCTGGTTCAGTCCGCCATTATGGAAGCTCTTTACTAAGTCATCTATATAACCACCTTCATGAAAACTCGTCTTCAGGGGTATTGTGCCTGTATTTAATCCACCACCTGTAGCATTAGCTTGCGCCCATCCAGTTGATGTGCCACCGCCAAATAGCCCACCAAGACTGCTAAATATCCCAGCCACAGCCTTTTGTGCCATCATCTGAACAGCCGCATCTATCATTGCACGCCAGAACTTCTCCCATAGAGATGATATGGTAATAAGGGAATCTTTCATGTTCTTTTCAAATTGCTTCTGCGCACTATTAACGTCCTTATGGTATTGGTCATCTAACTTCTGTAAGTCTTCGTAATACTTATTATATGTAGTTTTGCCATTAGCTAAATTATCTTCTAACTCCTGCCTACTTTCGTCATACTTCTCTTTCATGTTGGTAAAATCTTCATCTCTTTGGCTTCTGAGTTCCTTAATGGTATCGGCATTCTGATAAATCATACCTTTGCCAAATTCTGCAAATGCAGATTGAACTTGGTCTACTAAGACCTTGCCCATTGTATAGCCGAAAGATTCAACAGCTTCCTTAGCTGAGGCTATATATTCCTCAATGGCCTCCCAAAATGTCTTTTGTTTGTTCTTTGAGAATTCTATCTTACCATTCACTAAATCAAGTTGATTTATTAAGGAATCATAACTTTTCTTTAATGCTTCTCTTTTAGTCACGTCAATAGCGGTCGGGTCAGCTTTAGAAATCAATTCAAGCACACCGACAATCTGCTTTTCAAGTAACATACGTTGAAGAGCTAACTTCTGCAATTCCTTCTCACGGGTAGTTAATCTAACAGATTGGTCAATTTCTTGTTCTCTCCTAGCTATATATTGTGTCGAAGATTCTATCCTTAAATCATTTAATCGTTCAGCTTGGGCAAATTCTTCTTTAGTTAATTCTTTTTTCTTTTCACCCAGTTGCAGCTCAATCGCCACACGTTTTTTATCTAAATCCTGCAATTCTTTTATCTCACGCCTATTAGGTAACAACTCTTGCTTAGCAATTATGTCAGCCCAGTCAATTTCTAATTTAGTTATTTCAGCCTGCACTTTGGCTGACCTTTCAAGATTCTGCGTAAGTATTTCTTGGTCTATGGCTGACTTCTTTATTGTGGCATAATAATCCATAGCCGCATCAGCTTCCCTAACCAAGAAATACTTA